CTGGCGAAAGTTTTGAGGGAAAACAATCTACAACTACTGCATCAGTTCCTATCCCTGCAGGGAAAACACCATTTGATCAATTGGAATTCAACCTCCAGACCTGTTTATATGAAGCAGTAATGCAAGGCAAATGGAAAAGAACAGGTAGTAATCCTAACATTTTGGCATGTTTTACTGACATGGGTTCACCGCAGCCGAGTGATGCTACTCCTTGGTGCGCTGCGTTTGCAGGTGCTATGTTAAAGAGATCAGGACTGCCGTACAGGCAGGGCAATCTCCGGGCATTAGGTTATAATGGATACGGCAAACCAATACCAGTTGCTAGTTATGATCAGTTTAGAAAAAATGATGTGATTGTTATGACTAAATCATATAATGGTCAACTACAAAGCCATGTGGGATTTATTCAAGCTGTGGATCCACAACGTAAAGCCATGCTCTGTTTAGGAGGCAACCAAGGTAGTGATGTTAATGTGTGTTTTTGGGAACCATTAAGTAGTCTAGTTTATATAGGCAGACAATGGGATTTGCCAGATGCATACGATGTTCCAATAATTAAGTCGCCTTTGCCACGAGGCGGGCCAGTAAATCCTCCAACACGATAGGAAATAACATGTTAATAACTGCACCAATTGATATTGGTTCTATAGTATCCATTAAGTTGCAAAGCGGAGTTGAACTTATAGGCAAACTACATGCTCAAGACTCTGCGACTATTACATTAGCCAAGCCCTTGGTTGTGGATTTAACCATGGATCCCAACACACAAAAAGTTGCAATAGGCATGGCTCCGGGATTTGTATTAGGCGCAGATTGGGAACAAAATGTTGCTATCAATCGTGACCATGTAACAACAATGGTCAAATCAGCTCAAGCCATGCAAGACAACTACACACAAAGCACCAGCAGTATTGCTCTTCCGCGTAGATCAGGGATTATACAGTGACTTTGACTTTTCCCGGCATACGGACTTTCTTGCGCAGTTGGTGCAGCCAACAACCACAAACGCCGTATGTTGTAGTAGGGTTTCCCAGTGACTGTGCAACAAGTCATAGGCCAGGTGCCCGTATGGCTCCTGCAGCCATACGCCACGCTAGCATGCATTTGACAGACGGTGTATGTGATGATTGGCCTGTTGATGTTACCAACAACATTACAGATTTAGGTGACGCAAACCTCAGCACGGGAAATTTAGCTGTGTCACTTACCGAGATACAACACCTTATTTCACAGCTTCAAGCTGGTGAGCATCATGTAGTAGCCATGGGCGGTGATCACAGTGTGACACTGGGTATTTTACGTGGCATGCACCAACGCTATCCCAAACTTGCCTGTGTCCATCTCGACGCACACTGCGATACTTGGCAACGGCACGGTAGTCAACCACAAGGACACGGCACTTGGTTGCGTAATGCCATTGAGGAAGGCCTAGTTAATCCTGAGAAAACCATAAGCATTGGCATACGCAGTCCTGCAGACAATGCCACAAGGTTTTGGTTAAACACGCAAGGTGGCATGACTATCAGTGCTCGATCAGCCATGAGAGCACAGCCTTACGAACTATTTTCCAGCATTAAAGATCGTATTGGTAATATGCCTTGCTATTTTACCTTGGATATTGATGTGCTAGATCCTGCACATGCTCCAGGCACAGACACACCTGAAATAGGAGGTTTAACCAGCATGTGGGTTGATGAGTTTATAGATTGCCTATATCCCCTAAATCTAGTAGGCATGGATTGTGTGGAAGTTGCTCCAGCATATGACCATGGTGATATTACCAGTTTGGCAGCAGCTACGTTTATGTGGAGATATTTAAGCATGCAAATACATAAAAACCTTATCGAACAGCCCAGTTAGTTGCTAATGCGCTGACCTTGGGCGTCTATATAACCTCTGGCTCCTGGGCGATTGTGCAAAATAAACTCACTTTGTCCTGCACGATCAGTTATCCAAATAATATCCTCAATGGGGATTTGGGCTTTGACAACTTTAGCAAGTTGAGCATCCCGTTTGCTTATAAGGTCCTGATACCATTTTTGATCATCGCGAAACTGCTGGGCTAAATTATCACCATCAGTTATAATGTCACCATCTTGATCATATATTTCATAGTAAAACTCATCAAGATTGGGATCTTGAGTAGCCATGTCAGTTCGCCTGTAAGTTTTATTCAACCATGTTACTTGACCTGTTTTTTCATAAGTGTCAAGAGCTTGACGGATATCTTGGTCACGTATGGGTTGCAGTTTCATCAAGGCAGGTTCAATGCCTGCAAACCAAGCTGCAATCCTGGGATCACTTGTCCAACTTAAGGTTGCACGCGATTTTCCAGGAGCCAGCTGTGGTTGCTGCGCACGATATAAAGTAATCACTTCACCGTATTTTGCCTTAAGTGCCCGTTTTACTGGTGCAAATGCTTTTTGCAGTTGTGCTCGTATTTTTTGCCCTTGAGGACTGGGCGCAGCACTGTATGCATCTTCCAGCTCACGGCTCTGCATGATTCCGCCCAATAGTCCTTGACTACGAGCAGTTCTAGGAACACCAACAAACTTATCAATAGCTTGGCCTGCTGGAGAATTATCTATAGCTTGCTCGGCTTGGTCCACAACATCACCAATACCCAGCTTTTTCACACTGATATCTGTAAATGATTCCAGCAAAAGTTTGTGGGATAGTTGAGTGATTTTCATAACAGCGCCTTGACCAACACGTATATTTACCTAACAGGCAGCAAGTGTATTGACTTGTTGACCGTCGTTGTTATACTTTTTTCAGGATTGTGATTGTCACAACTCCACTTGCTGACATGCAAGTTTCACACAGACACACAGAAAGGTTATAAAAATGGAAAACAACGGTTACAAAATTCGTTTTGATTTGCTAGCCATAGCCAAAGACATTCTCATGGAAGAATGGCATCGCAAATGCCAGGCAAATGAACAAGAATACTATCAACAAGTGGGCATTCAGGATCGAACACAAAGCAGTGTCATTGTGCCTTATCCCCAAATGCCGCCAGCGCCTGGTAGTAAAGATATCATTGGTTTGGCACAACAACTAAACGACTTTGTAAGTCGCAGGTAATAACAGGAAACAACATGGATTATAACTCAGTTGCGACGGCATATCCTTCGCAAGAACAAATAGATCAAGGACTTAGAACTTATCTTTTGGGCATTTACAACAAGATGACCATGGCTCTTGCAGTAACAGGAGCTGTGGCATACTGGGCTAGTTCCGCACTGTTGCCCTTGATGCAATCGCCCATGTGGATTGTCATGGCATTACTGCCCTTGGCGTTCGTATTGGTGTTGAGTTTTGGTATCAACAAGCTCAGTGTGCCTGTAGCCACAGCAGTATTTTACCTATTTGCTGTGGCCATGGGCGTGAGTTTGAGCACGATATTTGTGCTTTATACCACAGCTAGCATTGCCAAGGTGTTTTTTATATCAGCAGCAACATTTGGTGCAGCTAGCATTTATGGTTATACCACCAAGCGCGACTTGACAAGCATGGGCGGATTTTTAATCATGGGTGCTGTGGGCATTTTGATTGCTGGTATTGTGAACATATGGTTGCAAAGCAGCATGATGAGCTTTGTTATCAGTTGCATTGCTGTTTTGGTATTCACAGGTCTCACGGCTTTTGATACTCAAAAACTGCGAGAAGAATACCTAAGTCAAGGCGCAGTGTATGGTTTTGATAGTGCTGCCAAAAGCAGTATTTTTGGAGCCCTTGAACTGTATTTGAACTTCATTAATATTTTCGTTCACTTAATGAATCTCTTGGGTGAACGTAAATAAACTTGCCAGCTAGTTGGTAAACGAAACCTAGAGTCTTGCAAGACTCTAGGTTTTTTTGTATAGTCCTAGAGTCATGTCAGAAAACATCAAAAAACTTACCCCATATCAACACGTTAGACTGCGTACAACCGTTTATTACGGTAATACCAGTCCACACACGCAACCAGTTATAGATTACCAAGGTGCTGAACCTCATCTCCAAGACACAACTTGGGTGCCTGCGGTTTTTACTACATTTCGTGAAATAGTTGACAACGCACTTGATGAGGTAGTTGCTCACGGACATGGCAGCCGCATTGACATTACATATGATCCTCAAACACTGACTTTTTCAGTAGCTGACGACGGGCGTGGTATTCCCATTGATTGGGATCCTGAGCACAAATGTCACAAAGCCACACTGGCACTAAGCGAGCTTATGAGTGGCAGAAACTTTGATGAACGCACCAACACTGCTGGCATGAATGGCATTGGTGCTAGCGGTGTTAATTTTTGTAGCGAGTGGTTCCGGGTAGACATTACTCGGGACGGACAACGTTTTCAACAGAGTTTCAGTGAAGGAAATGAAATATTTGGTGATGCACTGCAAATAAGTGATCCCAAAATCACTCGCAAGCAAGGTCGAACTGGCACGCATGTAACTTGGAAACTCAGCAAACGAGTCTTTGCTTGCTGTGAACTGCCTTTGGATTTTGTGCGCAATCGTGTCTTGGAACTAGCAGCCGCCAATCCCGGTGTCAAGTTTAGTTTCAATGGCGATGCTGTGAAAATCAAAAACATTGAGCGAGGCTTGTTTGGAAATCGTGAAACCTTCAGCATTCTAGCTGAGAATGCTGCACAAGGGTTTCGCAGTCACTTTGTCATGGTTCCCAACTTTACTGCACAAGGTGATCATGCACACAGCATGGTCAACAACATACCGGTGTTTAATGGTGGCAGTCACATTGACAGTTTTCGCAAGCATTTTGTAAGTAACCTGTTGCAAGCTCTTGCTAGAGAAAGTCGGCGTAGAGGTTTGGTTCCCAACAGAAGCGATGTCTTGGAAAGTCTGTTAATTTACAATATCACTAGAATGAATCGACCAGACTTTGACAGCCAAAGCAAAACACGACTGATTAATGAAGAAGTTGATGCTTGGATTCGTGCTGCGTGTGAGGATGAAAAGACTTGGAAAAAAATCATTCGTGACAACAGCACATGGATCGACAGCATCTATGCTCGCTGTGCAGCAAGAACACAGAAAAAAGACGACGCAGATGTTGCCAAACTGGCACGTAAAGTGTTGCACACCAAAGTGCCCAAGCTCATGGATGCCACTGGCAAAGATCGCACCAAGTGTATTTTGTTAATTACTGAAGGAGATTCGGCAGTAAGTTCAGTAAGTGCAGTGAGAAATCCCGAGATACATGGTGGATTGCCATTGCGCGGCAAGATTCTCAACGTGCGCGGTGAAAG